GTTTTGGGTAAAGACCCATCAGCAGTCTTTTTAATATCCGTTATATTTCCGGACAAAATCCCAATTTGGTCTTTATTTTTGTTTACTTCTACTAATGCTGCGTCAGCTTTCGCTCCTGCTGCAATGATTCCATCGATATCTTTTCCTTCAAGTTTTTCTCCAGCTTCAATTGCTTTTTGAATAACTGGAAATTCATTTGTAGATTTCATTGCTTCATCAGACATTATCGATTCATCAACAGCAAAAACAAATTTGCATGTTTCAATTACTTTATTATCAGGGAAAGTTAGTCTTAATTGTGCAACTACGTTTCCGTATGCAATAAGTGTTTGTGTGCTTAATACTACGTAATACTTACCTTGCATTTGATTTACATTTTGTACATCTTGGAACACTCTCTTACCATCAGGCTTTAAAAATGCAATTTGTACCTTTGTAGCTGTCGAGAAATCTGTAACTACTTTGTCGTGAGTTACATTGATTAATAGCTTGGCAGAGTTTAAGTCATTCTGATAGAACCGCATTACCTTTAGCTCTTCTTCTTTTGTGGCCAAATCTTTATGTTGCATTGTGTCAATTGTTATTTCTCTTACTTTTAATAGTTCTGCCAAATGGATCACTCCTTTTGTAAATTAAAAAAAGACCAGCTTATGGCTGCTCTGGTTTCTCATTTATTAATTGTTGTTTCGATTTATTTGTTTAGTAATTGTTGCACTAATACCTTTAATTCATCAATTTCAGCTTTCATTGAAACTTTCTCAAGTTTTTCAGCTTCAAGTTGTTTTTTAAGAGTGTCAACTTCCTGCTTCAACATGCCGTGGTCAAATTGAATATTTTTAACTTTAAAGTCAACTTCTTGTATTGCTTGAATAGAAATTGCAACCGAGCTATAAAGTGTTACAGCGTCTTTCTGTGGTGTGGTGAATACATCGTCAGTGTCCTCCGCAATCATACCGTAATTAATTGGAAGTGTAATAGACTCTCCTGACTCGAAGCGTTCAACATCTCTTATAAAGTGATACTGTTTTATGTTTACAGAGTTGATTTTATCTAAAGCAGAGAATGGAAGGTCTTCTATATCTGTTTTAAGCGTACGAGAAGAATTAGGGATAAATTCTTGCGCCCACATACGCCCTGTAGCGGATATATTTTCAGTAGCTCGTAGTGTTCTAAGTTTAATGTCTCGGAAAGCATCACCTGTCGCACTTTTAATCTGTAATCCATCACCTACATAATCAGGATGCCTTGCCATTCTAAACATGATCTGATTTGCAAAAGTAAAATCTACATCTCCTTGAGTAGTTGGAGCTAAGTCTTTAATTGTCATTGCAGGGAATGACTTGTTATCACTTGTATAAAAATTAAAGTAGCCACGCTTAGCGGTAAAATTGATATCTTTAGAAGAACTTAAGGTGATAAAACCTGTAGTACCGCCTGTAGAACTAGCAGTAAGAGAGATGTTACCGTTCGTATTAGTTAAACTCATATCGCCTACAGAGTTAATTTGCATTGCTCCATCATATCTGTAGAAATTGATATAGGAAGATTTAACTACGTCATTTCCATTACGACCTGTAGCAATCCCAATTGAAGCTACTGAGTTAGTGAATACGTTTGAATTTATTGTAGTTTGGTCGATTACTAATGATCCATTTAACGTCCCTGTCGTCTCATAATCATTACCAAGAATTAAAGCAGACTGAATATTCCCATCTGTACGCTCAATGAATCCTAAATAACCTCTACTACGTCCACCACCGTATACAGTTAAATTCTGTGCATTTAAACGGATTTGATTGGCTCCTGAACCTGCAGGAGCAGTTTGGATTGTTACACCTTGCAAAGTCTGCGCTTTTAAATGTTTCGCTTCAATGTAACCATCAAGATAAATTTTACTCGCTTGAATTAATACGGATTGAGCAGTTTGGTTAATCGTAGATGCAATTTCGTTATTTTTAACTCGCAAGTTAATCTCATCACTCATTAAAGATAATTGTGAAGTGTGATTATCTACTATAGCTTTACTTCCAAAACGTCCGTCAGAATCTGTTTTATTGTAAACATCATTTTTCTCTGCTTTGAGATTAATGCGGTCAGATTGTTGATTTATACTGGTTTCAATAGTAGATACCTTAGAGTCGAATTCAGAAGTAGCCACTTTTTTTGCAATCTCTCCAACAAGTTGGTCGTAGTTAGCATAATCTTTAGGGTTTTCCATGAAACTTGAAGGGTTCTCACCTTGTTGAAATTGTGGTTGAGAAGCCCAAATAAGGCCGTTTTTATTTATTCCTATACAAGCTTCAGCATGAGTAACAGCACTTGAAGGTACATCAGCAGTAACAGAAATAAATGTCCATACGCCATTAGTTAACTTATCTTTTAAAGTTACATTCGCAGTAGCAACTACAGTTAATCCATTTCGAAACTTAATTTCCAAATATCCATCTTGATCTAAGCTATCTTTACTATTTGTAAATACCCATGCAGATAACACTACTTTCCCTGAGTTAGATGCAACAGGAGTCATCTGGCTTATTCCTGTAAAAACGTTCCCTGTTAACCCTGTAGCTTGAATCTGAACAGAATTATACCCATCATGTCTTTTGGATGTTGTAGGTGTAACCGCTGTTCCTGCAGTAGCTGTCACGCTCCACTTACTAAGGCTTGGGGTTCTAGAGATAATCACACCAGAACTTGGGTTAATTTCTCTATCTTCAAATGCAGAATTGAATAGAATATTTGTACTGCCTAAACCACCTAAATAATCTTGCATTTGTTTTTCAGAGATTTTCGACTTCATGGATTCGTTAGTGAGTTCAAGATCCCTTTTAACTTCCTCGACATCCGGAACGACAACATCCCACGCTTCACCTGTCCATATTTTCAAAATACCAGGCTTACCACCACTAATATCACGCCATAGCGTTTTATTTGGTTTAAGACCCGCGATAGGAGGAGAAACACTTTCTATAATATCGACCATGTTTTGATCCATATAATCTTTTGTAGCAGTAGCTAAATCTTTAGCTGTTTTCGATTCTTCAACAGCTTCATTCGCCTTTTTAGCTGTATCATTTGCTTTTTCTTCTAATGCAGCAAACCATTCTTTCGATACTTTGTCATTAATCATGGAAAGCATCTTTTGATACAGTCTTCGCAACGCTTCATCTTGGTTGACTATTTCTACATAGTTTCCAAATGTGTGCTTGTTTTGATGCTTATCCTTATAGGAATTGTCTCCTGCAATAGCTCTCGCTTCTAGGTAAAGAGTCGGCGTCATACCTTCGTCGATAATACGGATTGTGTCTCCTTCTCTAACATCCTCATGCTCATACCCAAATACGCTAGATATGTCAACGGAATTCACTTCGTAAGTTACGATTGTAGAAACGCGCTTTTTCAGCTCCGTTTTGGCTAATGTTAACAATCGGGCCGGAGTAAGTTCATCTTTTTCAGATTCCGGTGTGTAAAATCCAAATTGGTGCTTCCCGTTCACATTCCAACGTTGAAACGCTGCTTCATCAACAATATATTGAACTCCGTTATTAACTGATTCGATAGTGATTAACTTGTCGTTTCCATCTGCATCTTGTCCTATATAATACGGGACTAATGCCGTAATAATGTTCTCAGAGTTCTCTATACGCTTGATTCCTACTAAATCTTTACCAAGTGTAACCTCTTTATTTGTTTCTCTACCACGCTTCTTAACAAGGTCGATGAATCTTCTTGGTTTTCCTGTTCCGATTTCTATCCTGTATTGGATTTCGATGTTGTCGAAGAGAGTTGCGATTTGCTGAATGAATTGTAAAGGGCTTATGAACTTTTCGATTTTAAAGGAACGCTTACCTTCCGCTTCGATAAGACCGATTTCCCATCCAGTACCTGTGATGCCGAGCGTTAAATACTGTTCAGCGCTCCAACTTTTAATCTCTTGTGGTTTTATATAATTCTCTTTATCAAGTAAAATCCACTCACCTGATGCATAGATAGTAACATTGTGAGCTTCAGAGTCTTTTTCGATAGAAGTGATTACATAGGGAGTAATAACACCTGGATTCGTTTCTTTTAATATCAAATTCTTTTGTTGGATATAATCTAGAAACGGAGAATCTTCTAATAATTTGAAGTCCAGTATGTCGACGTTATCTTTGATCTCCCAGTGTCTTAGATCATCGAAATAATCCGCCGGCTGAATAGTAGCGATAATTTGTTTTGTTTTAAAATCTACAATGTGTAAATCTCCGCTTACCTTCTTCATTATTTGTACCTCTCCCTGTAAACAATCCGCGCTGTCCCTATGTTAGATGGACGTATAATAATATCGTTCCGACCTCTTTTTACAGTAGGGAATCTACTAAAGATGTCTTTTAATCCAATTGCATTTGTTCCATTTATCGTTACTAGTGATCTCTCTGTATCTATCTGGACTTTATCCCCTACATCAAAAATATAAGGCGTTTCATCTAACGTTAATGTATTAATCTTCCAAAACTTCACATCTTCAATAAATGCTATTTCCGCTGGTGAATGAGGACCATAAGCGATACATCCTACAGCTACCTTCGCGACTGGTCTAGAAGTCATGGGGTTACTATCGGACTCGTCTCTCCAAGTTCGGACAAAACTAGCATCATCTATTTCGGTATTTTTGCGATACTTAGCAAAATAGAAACTCCACTCTTTACCTCTGCGTGCTACTGAAACATGACCTCTGAAATTATTAAATGTATCAGAAGACATCCCCATTTCGTCAGTGATCCACTTTCTAGAGCCTCCTGAATCAATAATCGATTGTGCTGTTGTCATTTCATGACTCATATACTCATCGGCCATTGCTAGTTCAACTATTACATTGTCGTTAGCATCTAAAAGCATTACTACCGTTTTCCCCATTCTGCTCCAATGACCAGATTGAAAATGCATTTGCACATCAAGTCTAAAGTCTTGAATAGTACCTCCTGCATTAGGAATAGTTCTCTTCATAAAAGGACCATGCCACTCAGTATCTGTTCCCGTTCCGTATGATTCAGGTGTAAAAGCATACCCTTGCCATATTTTCATTGCTCCTGAACTTTTATAAATCCCTATTTGACCAGTTACAGCTGTCCAAGGTGTTAAACTGTTCATTTCGTCCCATATCAGGCGTTCGTCTTGTTTTACTACACGAGTTTTAACTCCAGTAGGATAACCGAGCCTAAAATATTCGTCATCATTCCATACATCCAAGAATGGACTAGGGTTTGCCACTTCTATATCGATAATAGGGGTTGTTTCTACTGTTCCCTTATTTTTAAAGGCCGCTTTTAATTCTTGATTCTGCACCAGCATAACTTCTGTTTTAATAGCCCCTAATTTATAAGGCATAGGGCAGACAAATGTAATCTTTCCTTTTCCTCTAAAAATTAATTCATCTATATCCGCTTCACCATCAATTACGGCCATGTATGTGCGATCTGGTTCATCATCAAAAATTAATTCGCAAGGTTGATCTGTCACAAGCCAATCCGCTAAATCTTCTTTCATCTTCTGCATTTCGCTTTGGCTACCCGCCCTAATAATGACAGGGACTTCTATTGTTCTTACATTTGTATTCGTTTGTAGGAGATACCCCCCTGCTTTAGAAGGAACCTTTAAGATATCTCTCTCAACAGGAGACCATGCAGGTCGGTTAAATCCCATTAAGATAAAGATGTAGTCTTTACGTATTCCATTAAATGAAAAACTACCTGATGGCATTTGACTACCTCCTTCCTATTTCATCTATAAAAAACACCTCCCTTAGTTAAAAGGAAGGTGTTACAGTTGGTTTAAATTGTGCAAGACGTTGCTTTCGTCTGTTATTTGTAGTTTCTACAGGTTGTGCTAATACTTCTCCAACAACCTTTTTATCCATTACGATGTACGTGTTATTTTGATTGCTCTGATTATTATCTTGAGGCGTTGTTTTAACTTGTCTCTCTTGTTTAGGTGCTATATAAGCAGCCTGCTGTGCTGTAGGATTAACGTTAATCATATCGTTCACAAATCTCTTAGAACTTGAAAATGCGGAATTCAGAGCTGCGTTATCAATATCACCACCGACGATATCACCCATAACGATATCGTCCTTCAGTGACGAGAATCCATCTAATACAGATTCGGCTAATGTACGTGCTTTTTTAACCGCATATTTAGTCATACCAACAACACCATTAGCAAGACCTTCAGTTATGAACTCACCTAAAGCGTATGCCACACGAGAGGGAGAATGAATATCAAAGAAATCGGCGATTCCGTCTTTAATATTGCTTGCTACACGTTTTACAGCTGATACAGCTTTCCCGACCATTCCGGAAATACCATTAATCAGACCTTGGATGATGTCTTTGCCGATGTCTTTAAGCATTGTACCTGCGTTACTGAAGCATTTAAGGATAGCTCCAATAACTTCAGTGATAATCGTAGAAGATAAACGACCTACAGTCTTCACGATACCATTAATTAAAGCGATAAGTAACTTAACACCTGTCTCTAGGATTTGTGGCAAGTTAGCTACAATCACTTTAATGAACTCCCATGTTAATTCCCATGCTTTCTTTAGAAGACCAGGAAGAGCTCGTATGATACCTCTAATGATAGACTCTACTATTTGAATCCCTTTTTCTAGGATCGTAGGGAAATTATCCACTAATCCTTTTGCTAATTGGATAATCATTTTAAGCCCAGCGTCTAGCAATTTAGGAAGGACTTTAACGATACCGTCAATAAGTTTCATAAGAATATCAATACCGGTCTGCAGAATTCGCGGTAAGTGCTTAATGATTGAATCTAGAAACTTATTCATCATGTCATAGCCCATTTGCACCCATTGAGGGAACCTTTGCACTATACCATTAATCAATTCAGTTAAAATCTTAATCCCTGCTTCTATGATTTTAGGTAACATATTATTGATACCTGTTAGAAGCATTTCAATGATTTTAAGAGCCATTTCTAAAATTTTAGGTAGATTGTCCGCTACCCCTTTGCAGATACTCATAATCATGTCTAAACCTGCATTAATTAATGACGGGGCCATTGCAATAACTGCATTCATTAGAGCGTTTGTAGCATTAACAATTACGTCTATAGCCATTTGTATGAGTATAGGAAGTGCCGTGACTAATCCATCTACTAACTTAGAAATTATATCAATACCTATCTGCAATATTGTAGGAAGCATTCCAACTATTGTTTCTGCAAACTTTAGCAAGATACTGCCTGCAGTTGCTAAGAAGTTAGGAAACATTGTGTTGATACCGTTCACGATTGTAGGTAGAAAATGAGATGCTGTAATTAGTAATGCAGGTAACCCACCAAGTAGCATTCCTATCAGTGTAGGCATAATTGTCATGAAGATTTGCCCGAGTTGAGATGCATCTCCGCCTAAAGCCAATCTAACAGCCTCTACTAAACTAGAAATAGCTGTTTTGATAGTTAAAATTGCATTACCTATTAGAACACCTGCCGTTTGAAATCCTACAGGCATAAGATTTAACCAACCATTCATTAAACTTCCAGTAGATACAACAGAAAGAATATATCTCCCGAAATTTAAGAATGCATATCCTATCTGATCAAGCGGACCAAATAATGATGTAAATGACTCTGACATTGTTGCGATAACATTTCCTACTGCCATAGCTGCATTCTGCCAACTGACAGGAAGATGAGTAATCCAATCATTCAGGCTATCTCCATCTAAAGCAGCAAAGTAAAAATACTTTCCTAAAGCTACAATAGATTGACCAAATGAGTTAACCGCCAACACGGCTGGAGCGATTGAATTCGCTAATCCTTGTACACTTGGCGGTAAAGCATTTAACGCGTCAGAAAAGATATTTCCTGTTAGGGCCACATTTATTAAATAGCTACCTAACTGCGTCAAATCTTTCCCTAATTGCATCGTAGCGCCGAATAAAGAAATCATATGCCCTCTTATCGCTGATACAGCTTGTCCTGCAGCCATTGCAGCACCTTGCCAAGATTCAGGTAGATGAGTAATCCAATCGTTGAGATAATCGCCATCTAAAGCTGTGTAGTAAAGATATTTACCCAAACTAGCCATATTGGACCCGAACTCTAAAGATTTCTTGCCTGCAGTAGCAAATCCCGTTTGCAGGGCTTTTATGCTATTCTGAACCATATCTGATTTGTAAGCACTTTGGATTAATTCAGATGTATTTTTAACAAGCGCACTCCCGAAATCTTTAATGCTTTTAATAGTCCCGTCTACAAATCCCTTGAATTTCTCATTTGTTTTATAAAAATGGGTGAATCCTACCGTTAACCCTGCTATTGCTGCCGCTAATATCCATACAGGAGTTGACATTGTAGCGAACGCAGTCACAACCGGCATTATAATAGGCCGTAATGCGAAGAGAATCGCTCTCAATCCTCTGAAATATCCAACACCGAGTGCTAAAGGTAACATAAGTGCCATCAATGCAGGGACTAGCATAATAGTACCTTGAATAAATCTTGCCATGACAGGGTGCGCTTCATTGAATGCTATAGTTAATTCTGCTAGTTTCGTAACAAAGTTGAAGATAGGAATTGCAACAGCAGCAAAGGCTTGTCTCATCGGCTCTAAGGCTTTCGTAAGTTTCTCAATCATTTCGTTGTATGCTTCAGCGTATTTAGGGTTTAGCTCCATGTTAGCTTTGTGCAAAGCTCCATACATGAATAAAGCGGACATCCCGACACCGATCGCAACGATAGGCATCCCCATCATAACTGTATTAAGCCTCATCGCTTCATCCGTCAGGGTTTTCATACTTGCCTGCGGTCCATGTAACTCTAACGCTATTTGTGCAGCTGATCCACTACGAGCCACCCTATCCAAACTATCTACCAAAGCCAGAGCAGGTCTAGCGGTATTGTATAACGGGTTTTTCATCTGATCCAAGTTCTTAGTTGTTTTAGATGCTGCAGAAGACATCGCATTCATAGCACCGATAGTTTGAAGCATTCCCATCATTGCTAGTCTATTAGCGTTAATTTGCGCGTCTTGTGAAGCTTTCATTGCCTTTCCTATATCGTTAGCTTGATTTATGAATGCTTGGTTTGTACCTTGAAAGTCCTTTGAAGCCTGAGCCATTTGATAAAATCCATAAGTCGCTTTGATTTGGTCTTCTTTAAAAGGAATCATAGCCATTTTCTGAGCGTGAAATCCTTGTCTCATTTCTTCCATCATGCCCCTAGCTTCAGCAGACATATATCGGAATGACCCACCCATATCACTCATAAGCCCGCCTATCTCATTACCATAAGCACGGCGATATTGCCTAGCGTAATACTCAGAGTCTCCTACCATTCCTTGCATTCCTCGACCCATTTCGTTACGCATTCCCTGAGCTGCCTGTCCCATGTTATTTCCGATGCGACCTAATTCAGCATTAACGCGTTGCACATCCCTACGGATGTTATCTGATTCTAACCGGGTTTCTATATCAACACGTCCGTCAGCCATTTGAAGTCACCTGCCTTTTTTGCGCCTCTAATCTTTTTAGGTACGCCTTATACTCCATTTCTTCTCTAATGGCTTTTGCTTCCGGCAGTTCGTACCGCTCTTTCATTTTTTTGATTCGCTTTCGTTCTTCAGCGTTATGTTTATCTTTCTTAGGTATTTCGCAAGTCCGATAGTGTATCGCAGTACGCATTGGCGTCTTTTCAGACAGGTTATTAAATAAAGCTAAAAACTCTCCCCATTGCAATATCCCTTGTTGTTCAAATAAATTGATATTATAGTCATACAAAAAAGACGCAAATATCATTTCTGCGTCTAATGTGAAATTAACGACAGGTATTTCTGGAGATTTCTCTTCATTTAACGGATTTTCTAACTCTTCCGTCCTCTCATTGGTCTTCTTACCTGACGTTAAATCAATATTCAATTTATCTTTAAACACATCGACGAGAAGTTTTTCCTTTTGTGATGGATTTAATTGCGCTAATAGCGAATGATCTACAATAATCATATTCAACGCAATATTTGGTTTCATCCGATCTGGTATATTAACATCGTCAAAAAGCTCCATCATTTTCAAAACATTATCGAAGGATAGGTTCAACTCTATTGCTACTCCTGCCCATTCGTAAATGTCCCTGTTTCTATCGGTGAGTTTAAACATTACCGATCACCTTACTTTTTAAGGTTAGCTAAATATTTAGACTGTTCTTTTTCTGATTTCTTCAATGTTTCTTCTACATATAAATCATTTAGATACCAAACAAGAGATAATAGATTTTTAGCTGATCTACCCGCTTTTTCATATAATTCTTCGAACGTACCTTCACCTAAGAAAGTTTCAACGACATGCTTTGTAACTTCTTTCTGCTTCTCCATAAGTTCTTCGATTTCTTCGTCAGAAGCATCTTTATAGCTTTCTACAAGTGTTTGTAATTCTTCCGACTCTTCTTTGAATCTTTTAATTTCTTTTTGGTATTTAACTAAAGCATCATCATTGAATTCAACGCGGTATACCTTACCAGCAACATCTACATCTTTGTGAGTTTGTTCGAAATTAAATTGAAATACATTTGACATCTATTTCCACTCTCCATTTTTATAGTTTGATATATTATTTAAAGAAAAAGGAGCCGCATTAACGACTCCTTGTTTTACAACGTTGGTGTTGCTTTAGTGAATTTTGGCACGCCATCAAAACTGATTGTGAACTCAATTTCTCCTTTAGCGTTTGCATCTCCACCAGGAGCTTTAATTTCTGAAATAGTACAACGACCTTCCCACTTGTCTCCATTCGGTTCAGTTACTCTAAAATCACTTTTACGAGCCACCCCTACTTGGTTAATACGTTTAAAAATAAAATCTTGTGCTTCGTCACCATAGTATCGATGCCCTTCAAATCCATAAGACATCATGAAACCAGTAATATCACGCTCTGCAGCTCCGCCACCATCATAATAGTATGTTTCATCTGATTCTTCATTATTGTCCGGATCTACCGAAGTAATCCCTTTCGCAATAACGGCATATTTAGCTGTACTCGTTTCTGATACGTTCAACTCGAATTTATATCCATGATTCATTAAAAATCCACCCAAATTAATTACCTCCTATTTCTAATTCCGCTACAAAAAGAGCGGTGTATATTTGTTCGTTAGCTTCTGTTTTATCGACCCAATTAGGCTCCACATACTTTTCCATCATAATGAGATTATAAGTTGTATCAATACTGTGGAAGGTGCGTCTGTGGAGATTGTGAAGCTCGTCTGCGATAGCATCGATGCTTGACATAGCCTCTAATCCATTAGGGCTTTTAACGAGTATTTGGAAATTTTTTTTTATCGTTTCACCTTCGAAATACTGTTCACCCGGAGCGGAGGGGATAATCCGCAAAGCTATGCTCTTCCTTGGTGCATTGTTAGTTCCCACATCTAACACATTCGCTTTGATAGGCGCGTAAACAATATTTGGAGGTAAAACTTTATTTAAATGCTTGATCACGCTTTCTACTAGCCATTTCATGTGACCACATCCTTTAACTCCATTAAAAAAAGTCATCCGTTAAGATGACTTTTTGTTTTCCTAAATAACTTTTCGCCCCTATCGCCTCTCCAATACCGACCTTTTAGAGTTTGATAGTTAATACCAAAATGTCTAGCCCAATCAGATAAGACTTTGGTTTCACCTTCAAAAGTTATAAATACATTTCTTCTTGTGTTTTTTAGCTGTTCTTCTAAAGGTATCCATTTACAATTTCCTGGTTCATAGTTACCATTGAAATCCAAACGTTCAAGTGTTAAATCATCCGAATACCCATTTTCAAGAGCCCATTTCTTAAATATCGGATAATTCATCCACTCTTCGTGTACAGATATTCCTCTTTCGCCATATTTATAGTAATCATTCGCTGATTTATTTAAACAACGACGTTTCATCCCGCTCCATATACTATATAGGCGCTCTTTATGATCGCCATGTTTAGTAATAACCTGTGGTCTTAAACATCCACAGCTTTTAGTATGACCAGTCATGAGATGATTTTTTGTTACTTTTTTTGTATTACCACATTTACAAACACAATCCCAATAAGAACCATTCCTTTGTGTGTGTGAATAGCCAACAACCGTCAAATTCCCAAAAGTCTCTCCTAAAATATCTAGGCTTTTATCCATAGAATCCACCCCCGTGTTAATAACACTATTATAACACGAACGCAAGTTTTACGGTTTGATTTTATAGATTATCGCTAATTGTTCTCTCTACTATTCTAGCCCAATCACTTGCATGTCTAGCCTTGGCTTCCTCGAACCATAAGCCTCGCGCATTTTGATTCGGTTGTTTTGAGAAGTTGTACTGTGGATTGTAATACAAGCGCCTTGCATATGGTGTATCCCAACCAACATGCCCTTCGCCTGGTCTGCTGTATCTGACTCCAGAACGCTTTAATTCCGTTGTATCCTCAGGAGCATAATAATTACTGTCCTTTAGAACTTGTTGGTCTAATGCGAACTGGGCTTTTTCAACAGCATTCATAACATTAGGTTCAATTTGAGAAGTATTAACTCGTACATTAACCCTAATCATCGTAAGTACAACTCCGTATGGTGCGGTCTGTTCGGATTTGTTGTATAAAGTGGTTCAACCTCTTTAATAAACATTTCCTTTCCATTCCACACGATTTTTGATTTCTCTTTAAAAACCTGATTAGGATGAGCTGAGTTAATAGAATCATGGAATAGAATAGATTGGAATGTCACGCTATCACCCGTTGTAGCGTTATACACCTTTTCATTTGGTTGCACACGCACTCTTTCGATAATGATAGGTTCAGCATATGAAGCAGATGAACCGCCCCAAACGTCATCCTCTCCAATGTACTCATGGTATTCAACGGTATGGATTAGTAAATGCATCGGGATAGGGATAAGATTAATCATTGCGTTGCCACCCCGCTGTAAAGTAAGCCTGTAGGCTCTAGGAACTTGATCGCTCCGTGCGAGAAGCTAGGATCGATAGTCGTCCCACCTTCAGATTTACCACCTCTTAATAATCCGTACCGAAACTTCCCAACCTGCATAACAGGCGTTTCAACCATTACATTTGAAGAAGTCTCTCCATATAGTGCGATGAATTCAGTCTGAGCAGCAGTAGCTTTCATCACTTGTTTCTTAATGAATGGAGCTACTAAATCAAAATCAATACCTTCTAATTTGTAATGAATCATTTGATCAATTACATCAGAGGCTCTTTTGATCATCCGTTTCAGCATCACATCATCAGCGATAGGAGTTCCTTCGTATTCATTTCTGTAATAATCAACAGTTATATAAGGCATGTAATCACCTACTTCTTAGCAGTTGTTTTAGGCGCCTTCAACGCTGCGTTTTCTTCCTCTAACTCTTCGATTTTATCCAGAGCTTGATTGTACTCTTGTACCGAAATGTTACGGCCGCCAGTAGCACGCTTAATAATTTTTCCTTCGTCGTTAATTTGATCGAAACCGTCATTCAGATAGCTAGGCAAGAAGTCTTTGTCAATGTTTAATACTTTGTTTAATCGTTTAACTTTTACCGTGTTACTCATTTACACCAATCCTTTCTTATATAAGAGAAAAAGAGAAGCTATGAAAGCCTCTCTTATGCAGAAGTAATATTGAATTTAACGCCGTCTACTTTAGCACCTAAGATGAATACATCCCAATATTTGCGCTCGTAGTAAAGGTATTTACCACCAGTTGTTGCGCTTGGTTGGTCTAAGCTAACAAATTCATATTGCTGTGGAGATACAATAGAAAGTGGATGAATTAAGATCATGTTAATTTGTTTTGCAGTTGGATCAGCTACTGCACCATTAGTAAAGTTGTAAGCTGTTTTCATTCGGGAAGAAGGAACAGAAACGATGTCCACGTCATCTAAAGAGTTAATACCACGTGCTACATCATTTTCACTTCGTCCTTTGATGTCAAGATCACGTTGAATCCCTTCTGCTTCTTTTAGTAACTTTTTAATAGCAGGAGTTACATAAAGAATACGTCCTGTTTGTGGAACTTCAGCTTCGTCCATTTCGAACATTAACTGGTCGAATACACCTAAAATATTTGCAACAGTAAGTGCAGTTGAATCAGCGGTCTTCCCTGCTCCAGTGTATTCAGCATAAAGTTTTGAAGCCATATATTTATCATGCTCTGGAACAGCCTCTTCGTCGTTGAATACACGAGTAATGTTAGCAATTGTTACAGCCATGTTTGTTTCATCAACATCAACCGGATCAACTAATGTACGGAATTCGCGGTCATGCCCTAAAGTTTTTGGTTCAAAAGAATTATCAAAACGACGAGTAGTGTTACCAACAACGTCACGGTTAACATCAGTATATCCTCCAACTTTGATACGTGGGATTTGAAGTGTTTTAGGTCCAGTCCATTTAACGATAGAGTTGTTAGGTGTGTTGTATAACGCTCCGAAAGATAAGCCTTGTGCAAATTTTTGAACAAGTACTTCTTGATATTGTGTAGCGTAATTTAAGTTAGCCATTAATAAATCTCTCCTTATTTAAAATAATTTTGGGCAAAATAAATAGCCATCTATAAAAGATGACTCATTAAAAACTATTGTTTTTTAACACCAAACGCAGCTGCCCACTTTTCTGATTCTGTCATTGTAGTTTGTTGATGTTGACCACTAGAAAAAGTCGGTTTCGGTTTGCTGTTATCTGGCGGTGTTTGTTCCACTACACCTTTAAAGTGAGGAAACTCTTCAACTACCATTTCGATAGCTTTTGTAATATCTATATCATCGCTAACCTTCGTTTTCGCTAGAGTAATAACTGCGTTTAAGTTTTTCTCTTCTGTAATACCTGACTTAATCGCAGCATTTTCAGCCTGAAGATTGAACAACGCGCTTTCTTGCTCTTTCACTTGGTTCTGATAGTTAGTAAGCTGCTCTTGCTGCTTCTCCTGATCCGTTTTAAGTGTTTCTTGATGCGCTTTCCAATCAGTAATCGTTTGTACTAATTGTTCAGCGTTTTCTACACCTAACTTTTTAAATAGTGCTGCTTCATGTTCTGTTCTAGCGGCATCTAACTGTTCTTGTGTAAATGTCACAGGAGCAGGAGGTTCAACTACTGGCGGTGCAGCAGGTGGAGTAACTGGATTTGTTGGCGGTGTTACACTTGGGTCACCTCCTTCCGGTGCAGGTGGTGTTAAATCGTTAAAATACTGCATATTTGTTAAACGTAAACGGTATTTGTTTTTCATATTAATTAGCTCCTTTCGAAACTTCGCATTGTAAACGGTAGCCCTCTAATTCCCAAATCTTATTCGTAATTCGGTCTTTGCAGATTTCGATACCGATATTCACGTCATAATTGGCAGGATCAACACACGCGCTAGACTCCGTTAAAATGAATCCATTTGGCAATTTAGCAACTACTACAGTACATTTGCCGTGAAATTCCTCTACTGTCCAATGCGTTATTTCCAAGATGCTATTGATTTCGTCTTGAGTAATTGTATTTTTCAATCTGATTCACTCCTAAACTGTATATATTTTCTCTCTTTCCGGTCTTCTTCTGCGTCCGGTAGCTTTAATAAAGTCCCTCATAGTTGCTTGACGCTGCTCTACTTTTTGTTTAGCTATTCTAACGCCTTCCTTATCGCCAAGTTCTTCTAATAACATGACTTCACGCTTCGCCTTCTTAATGTCTCTTTCAAGAGAACGCTGTCTCTGACTTTCTTTATATACACGGTCATTTTCAGCGTAATCTTGAGGCTCATTCCTTTTCGTTGATATCCCTTCAATGTATGGATATTTTATATGCCGGCAGTTAACGCCAAGTATTCCAGCAGGATCCCCATAAGAAGTTGTGGACCATGCAGGATACTTCTTACTTTTACCGCTCATAGAGAATATACGGCCCTGATATGGAGCGCATTTAGGTCTAGCCCCCATATGACTGCTTGTTTCGACTAAATCAACACCGTAATCTTTCATGCGTTCATCTTGCATTTCGTTGGCGACGTTGTTACTAGTTGAGCGGCATACCATATTTACATAAGCTTCAGCACTCCATTTTCTCCCTGACTTATCAACAAAACCCGGAATACCTTTATCAGACCATTGTGCGATAGTCTGTCTAACGGCTTGTTGTTGCGTTATGGTGCCCGCAAGCATCTTACCGACAGTTGTATTTAACACATCTAGATACATTTGTTGAGAGTGTTTTAACATCGTTGTATTGACAAGGTTTAAGGTACTGAGAGCTTGATTTACGTATGCGTTCAGAATACCAATCAAAGCAGCGTTGGTTGCAATTGGAGGTGCTACTTCTAATAAACCTAATTTCACGGCTTGTGAGTAAATTTCTTCGTGATCAGCAACAGCAGCAGAACCGGCAGCTTTGAGCATTGCTCTTACTTCTTCTACCGTTTTACCGCTATGCTTTGCAAGAGTATCTAATTGTTGTTTATTTAAGGTACCTAACTTATTTAGCTGTACCATGCGCCAATGTTGATACTCGTCGCCATTTTCAGCTGCCAATAATAAAGGCATATCATGTTTTAGCATTCTAGCCATATTTAAAAGCAGCTCTTCTTCTATCGCGCTGTAAATATCTACTACGAACAAAGAAAGCTGCTGTGATTTTTCTGGAGGTAAAGCCATTTACTACTCACCTCCGTTATTTTGTTGTTGTGGATTCCCTTCTAAATTAAAGAAGTCAACATTCTCTGGCATAGCCATTCTATTCTCTTCTATAATCTGTTTTAGCAGTTGCCCCGCTTCTTCTTCGGAAATCCCGTGAATCTTCATCAGGGCCTTTATTTTGCTGGTTAATCCGTTTGTAACAAGTAATATCTGTTTGTTAATTTCAGCTGCCTGATCCTCTGCAATAGAATCATCAAACGTCACTGTAACTTCATAATCTTCAGTGGTACTGAATGTTCCATATAAAGCAGCAATATCAACAATAACGTCAACTAAGTCCCTGATACAATCTTCTAATATTGTTTCGTGAGATTGTTTGGTTTTGAATGTCTTAGAATTTTCACTAACTACTTCAGTAGCTGTTTTAACCCCTTGACCGTCAAAACTAAATGCACCAGTAGAGAATCCCGTTTGCATGGATAGGTAATTTAACAGAGCGTTAATAGCCGCTGTATGCTCTTCCACTCTCAATGTCACTGATATATCTTGTATTCGTTGGTCTCCCTCAAGTTTCATCGCCTCATACACTTCATCAGAACTATCAAAGTAACGATGTGGCATACCAGAGATTGGATCTACAACATGTTTGATAGCAGAAGCAGGTACGATAATCCGCTTCTTACCTAACACGAATTCCCTTTGGAAACTGTCGAATGCGATATCAAGCGATTTAAGAACATCTAAAGAGTTCCCGTACATTGAAACTCCAAGTGGAGAATATAAATCTAGATTATTTGCCGTATTAGGCTTGAAGTATACGAATGTAGGGCGCGATAAGTTTTTGATTCTTACCTCATCTTCTAAGTCCTCGTATAATTCTTTTAATCCTGTTCTCACACCTAATTCACCTTTATTACGGCTTACATACAGTTCATTTTTAATTACATGTTGCGGACCTTCGCTTGTTCGTTCGATTAAATGCCATTCTAAAAGCGTATAATATTTACCTGCCTTCGTAGACTCGTTAATAAACACACCTTCAGTTACTTTATTGTTATCCCATGATACGGGGACAAAACAATCTGCAGTAACGAACGATAATTTAATCCCTTCGTTGTAATACACCTTAATCACCATACCGCCAAGCGATAACATGTATTCAAGGTACCTTTGAAATTCTCTATAGAAGTTATTATCATCTAAAACTTTCTTGATATTATCGAACAATGTTTCGTCTGATATATTAATAGAACATTTTTCGTTAAAAATTAGAGAAGACATTTCTTGGGTGACCACTTTCGCCATGTTCAGCGATGCCATACGGCGCTGCTTCTGACCTTCAACCGTTTGGTATTTAAGGTCGTGCCATTCGCTGAAATGACCGCTATAGATAGCTTTCCAAATGTCTATTTGCTTGTATGATTCTTCATCAATGGTAATTTTTCTGTTGTCGGTCACTTTCTTAATACCGGAAATTAAGCCCATTTTGTAGAGCAGCTCCTTCCCTTTGTTGATCAACCATGTAAACACTATTTATCACCTACTTTACATAGTTCTTGTAGAAATGGTTGCCGGCGTAGCGTGTTTCATCGAGTGTATGGTTGTAATTATCAATAGGAGTTCCGTTATCTTGACGTACATACATACCGATTTCTTTCAAGAAGTGATAGTGATCGTATTCTTCGCACTCCATAAGGAAGAACTGTTCGTTCGTCATCAAGTTTTGGAGCCGTTCGATACCAACTTCCAGCCCTTTAGCAGTTCCAGTAACGTCATGTGCGTTATTGTCTGCTCCGACTGTATCAATCCCTATTAGGTGTAGTTCTTCTCGTAAAGACTTACACGCAGGATCGACTTGTACTTCTGTATAGCGCATTTCAAATCGTTTTACACACCAATTTATAAACTCTTTGATTTCTTTTGCGTATACAGACATCGCTTTGACTTGTCCTGTTTCAGCTCCACTATGATAGTAGTTAGCCACACGGAACAACCGGAACTTATTTTGGAATCTCGATACAATGTAGCAGCTGCAACTCGTAGCATCACTTTGCCCACCATCAGCAGTAAAGAACATTTCGTATCTATCCCCTAAAACAACATGTTGGATGTTTTTCTCCATGTTGAACATAGAGTAAATAACTCCCTGAGGCATTACTCGTTTACCATACCAATCTCGTTCTAGCAGATACGGATTCTTAGAAAGAACATCATATATTTCTTGCTTACGTTGTTCTGATAATATTGGATTGTCATTAGGTGTCCAATGCGTCCAACGTGTGTTTTGAACATCGAATACTTCCGATATAACAGGATGGTTAGGAGCAGGAGGGTTTAAGTCTGCTAAGTGATAACGGTCCTGAGCAGCGAAAGTACGACGGAAACACTCTTGTATCATACCCATGTTTAATAAGTTGATCTCGCAGAAGACTACACTTCCGAGTGACATACCTGTAATTGCCCCAACACTGTTACTTTTTCCGCCGCCTTTATAATAGACACGTTTAATCCCTTTTGGTGTGTGCACTTCAAGATGCGAACCTAATTCATTGTGCTTAATCTCGGCAAGGTTACCGAATATGTGTTGCAATCCAGTGCCATCACCATCTATAAATAAACGCTGCGCTTGCTCCTGGTTATAAGCGACAATTAAATGGTTTGTATCTCTTGTCCACGACAAATAATCAGCATAACGAAAGTGCCCTGCTGTTGTTTTCCCTGAACGCGGTGTGCCTTCCAGTACATCAAAAGTGTAATTATATGGCCTATAGATAACTTCCAACTGTTTAGGGGAAAACTTAATCGCTGTTTTGCTCATATTGTTTACGCCCTTCTATTAATGCATCGAGTAGTGAAGTATCTTTCTGTTGACCTTTGAGTTTAGCAGCACGTATTTTAGCAAATTCAGTATCAGCTTTAACTTTCTCTATCTGTACCTTTTGCATTTCTTGGTTCATTCTGTGGCGCTCTGCCTCAATTTGTTCTTTAAACGTATCCGGAACTAAATCAAAGTACTGTGCTAACTTATCCAATGCCTTCATCTTGTCAGCGAGCTTAACTGATATTCCGTCACGCCCTTGTTTAACCTCAGTTATAATAGAGCCATCAACCATATCAGCCTCATACAAGTCTACAAAGTTAACTAACCTCGTCACCTCATTACCATCATCATCCTGAATAGTAATCTCTCTCTGTCCAAAATTAAGGTAATTAGTAATGTCAGCGAAGGCGATCTTAATGTACTCTTTCAGCACATCCATCGCTTCTACAAATACATTTTCGACTAACTCGCCTTTAAGCTCTTTTATATAGGAAGAAACTCGTTCGCGTCTTAGCAATCGACTTGCTTGTACATGAGCGCTATCTTTAGAGTAACCACTTTTAAGTGCAGCTTGTGTACCATTGAAATATTTCACGTAATACAAACAAAAGAGCCGTTCCTTTTCGGTCAGCTCTTCATCCTCTAAAATCTCTTTTAGTTTTTCTTTCGTTTTGGGATTTTTAACATTAGTAACGCTCCTTTTCGCAATAGTAACGTTACCATTCATTTGCTCATCCCATTTATCTTGTGATTTCCACTTCCTGATTTGCGAAGGCTTGAGGTTTAACTCAGTCGCAATATCAATTAATGGCTTCTCACCTTTACTTGCTTTGTATATTTCAAATGCTTTATCTCTGTCTGGGCTACGTTGTCGTGCCACGACCACCACCTCACGATAATCTCTTTTAGTATTTTATTTAGTCTTTTAAAAACTCATCAATTGTTTTATCCAACACACTAATAAGAGCTTCTCGACACTGTTTTGGCGTCATATCATCATTCATCTTATTGTGTAAATCTACAGCCTTTTCTAGTTTCTGTGGATCAATGTGTTGTTTAACTAATTCCAATCCAATAACATTGTTGATTAAATTACCGACAACAACTGTTTGTTCCTGTTTATTTAGTTTCATTTATCTCACTCCTTATCACTTTTATACTTCTACCCATTTATGTGTTACTTCTTGCGTGACTTTATATTTAACAGGTACTAATTCCCCATTTACTAAATACGCGATCTCTTTTGCTTTTTCTTCACTATCAAACTTCTTAGCTATTCCTTCACTTCCAGCTAGATCAATAACAGGGAACGGACAATCATAACCTACACTAAAACTAGAAACATATAATTGTCCTACTTTGACCTTGTACTTATATTTTATTTCGTCCATCATTCATCCTCCTCCAAAATAAAAAAAGCAGCGGATTCGCTACTTTTACAAAATAACTTCAAATTCTTCGTATTCTTCTTTTGAAATGGATTGGAAACTAACTATTCTATAATCTTTACTGCTGCGATATTTAACTCGTTTATACCATGTTGATGGATGTTCATTTATAACCATATGTTCCGGAGTCCAACTTATATTCCGTTCAACATCTTCCCACATATAAGAAACAAAATAGAACTTCTCATTCATAGTTATTTCTCCTTTTCTTCCAGAATAACACAAAAAGAATCATATTTTAAAAAATCCATAACGAAAACTAATTTATGCAGGGAAATGAATAGACCTAGCAGTTTTAGTTTACATAATAGTTATTATATTGCAGTAGTTAAATCGGGAAATGCCCGTGGTTGAACGATTCTTGTTTTTACCCTTTATACAAGTTTTATGCATCATTGATTTTACGCCATTTTCAGCACCTAACCACCGTTATTTCCTGCATAAACTTCACCTTGTTAACTATCTATAATTTTACTCAGTATCAGGAGCAGTTTTATCGAAACAAGTAACTAATCTTCTTGGTTCGCTTTTTGTATCGATATGAACACCAGGTACATAAGTTAATGCTTCTGCAACAGAATAACTTCCATCTGGATTCTTTTGTTGTGTCGTTACTTGCATTACGCTACCACCGATTACATTACAAACTTTTGTAGATTTCATCCAACCTTGCTCTTGAGAACTTGCTTTGCAAAGTAGAGCGAATGTATCCCCATCCCCGTATACTTGCAAGTCAGATATATTCTTTTTAGCTCCACGGATTTCCGATATATTTAAGTCTTTTTCTTTCATTATTATTTCCTCCTCTATTTTCGTTCGTTGTGTTCGTTTGTTTTGTTATAAAACTTCGGTTAAAATCCGAAATGACTTATACATCTGGTCTTCAATAGTGATTTCAATAGGTTTGTTAACTAATTCAGATACTGTATTCACTTTTGCCTCTTCGAGAATCTTATGCACATCTTTTATGACTTTTTGGAATGCTGTATTCTTCTCCTCTTCGGAATCCCAATTGCAATGGTCACTTACATTCATTAAATGTCTTCCGCCGCAGTTAACACCACTATTACCATCAAAACGAAATTCTAACTGTAATCCCATTAAGAAAGGTCTGTCCCTATGAGTTCCAAATTCTGCTTTAACAATTTTACCTAGGTACTTCTGTTCCATTCCCTTCACCCCTTATTCCTAAATGCAACACGTTTGCGCTTATCTTTCCTTAACAACAAACAAGACGCCACCAAGATCACGGAAGCGCCTACGATAATTGCTATTGGTTTAATCATTTATATTCGTGTTCCTCTACATATCGCTTTAGTAATTTCATTTACATCTGTAGTGGTTTTAATTACTGGACTGAAGTTAAATGTCTGAACAGGTTTATTCCCAAACTTCTCCATAATCTTTTCTAATCTTTCAAACGCTTCTACACACTCATTAGCTGCAGCAGTTAATTCTTTAATGTTTTCATTCACTTCTTTTGTATCAACTTCTACCTTTAATGACAATCCATTCTTTTGCTCACTCATCATTATCCTCCTAACCAAATGTCCATTTTGTTCAAATTCACGTTTAATGTGTAATTTCTATATAACAAAGAAAATTATTCTTTCTAAACCAGGGAACTAACATACGATTCAAGGTAATCGGCTAATTCCCGGTTTACAAAGAACAAAAAAGCCATCACCGAAGCGACAGCTCTTTACAACTATAAAAATATTAAAGGGGATGGGAGAAATAATTCACGTTCGTAACATAAGGGGATATGTTTATGTGAATTTAAGGTCAAGATTACTCTCAACCTTCTCCAAGCCACCGCATCAACTGTTTTGGCTACACGCCCTGTGTTCGGTGACTGGGAGAAGAGTAAGAGTTTTAATAACTCTTGTTGCAATTCTTCTCGTTTATACTCCATAGAGATTGTCCTGTGATTTTAGGGCATCACATACCACATGTCGAATGAGAGCTATGGTGTAACTCTCTTATAAAGGTTTTTTAATTTATATCCAGAGGGCATATGTATATTCCGTCCCCCTGTTTGAACCAATATACAAGGAGAACAGTAGACTGTCTATATTGGCTCAAACAAAGAGCGGAAGCTCTCTGCACAACGAAAGATGTGAGTAATTCGTTAAAAGTGTAAATCATTTCGTCCAAATTGGTGAAGAAGATGCCTATTTTAATATTTGTTTTCTTTCAATAAACGTGATGTTCATTTAATCATAAATAAACCACCCCATTCCATTTCCAGAAACAAATAACAGAGAGTAATAGACTTATATTCACTATCAACCCAGGGACGCATTCTGGGCTGAATGGTAAATATAATAGAAACAGCATGACGAATGCGAGTTATCTCACACCCGCCACACTGGAATATGTCTTAATTAGTTTTAATTTGTTTTAGCAATCCTTTTCTTCTTTAAAGGGAATCATACCACCCTTAACCACGGATTTTTACCGCCGACAGCCTGCACCTATACATTTTGTTGCAGTAACGTTTTGTTAATGGGGGTTATTCTGAAACGGATTGTGATCACAGAATAAGTACGCTATCCCCTTAGTTATGTCGTTATCAAAGGACTTGTACATTAAGAATACCGTTGATTTCATTATCAAAATTCCCCCTATTTAGTCCCCTTTTTTGTCGGGATTTTGTCGACGTTTTCAAATCACAATAACGTTTTGTTCAATCTTCTATCAAGCTATCAACTAAGTTACGTAACCTTTTTACTTCTTTCTTTAGAGCACGTTTTTCATCGTCAAGTTTCTCAATTTCATCATCGTAAAATGAATATGGTTGATTACCACACCAAATTTTGTATTCATCATTATCAGAATCATAATTTACCGACATACATGATGGAGGTTCTAGCGACCGTACTACTTTTATCATTTCATCCCATGTTTTCGCCGTTGTATACATTGACATTTTATTTCCTCACTTTCGTATGATATTCAAATTTATATTTAAATCATCCCTAAAGATGTAGCAATCAATCGAATCGCATTTTTCTTCTTATAATAGAAGTGATCTTTCTTCATCGATAATTCAGTGTAAATGAAGCTGTCCTTTGGCTTATCTGCATTTAAGTACTTCCTTTTGATAATCTCAGCCTCGTCATAATCTAAAACGTACTGTAATGCCTTATCAATTTGTTTGAATTTGATGTTACTAATATGTCTTGTGTTTCTAATTTCAGGGAACAAACTAATTCCTTCATGTTGTAACTCCACTTCATTCTCAAAACGAGTTTTTAATGCACGGTATTCCTTTAGTATTTTCACTACTTCTTTCTGAACCTGTTTTTCTGTCTCTCTATCGATAGCCGGTAATAATGTTAATTGTCTCTCCATGAAGGAATCCCCCTATTTCTGAATTTATCTTTTTACATTCACATTAGGTACGTGAAATTTTACTATTTCATTGTTGAATAAGGGAACGATACTTACAATACAGCCCCCACCACACTGTGAAGCATTGTTCCACTATTCATTAAGCTGTTTTTTGCCCTACTGTTATTCCACTACTAAACCGCCACCCGTCATTTAAATGGTCCATTAACTCTTGATACGTAAATACATCGAATATCGTAACGCACTGATTATCTCCAAACCCTGGTTCTTTCCGAAACAACATATACTCTCGTGTACCCTCGTATCTTTTTATAACACTCACCCCTTATTCTCTAATCCAACCTTTTTGCTTGTCCTTTTTAACTACAACTAACTCCTGTTGGTATCTATGTTCAAACATCTTCTTAAAGTATGGAAAACGATCATTAGCATACCCTTTTACATCTATTACTTCCTGCGTTCCATCTTTATAAGTAACAAGGAAATCAGCTGTAAATTTCCAGTCTCTACGTTTCTTTCGCTTGCCCTCTCGTGTTGTAATATAAAACCCTTCAAGGAGCATGTACTGAGGTTGTAGCTCAATCTCGACAACCTCAGGATTACTCTTTAGGAATAGGTAATATTCCGCTTCTGTTTTACTATCAAACTCAATTCCTAGTGCTACTGTTTTTCTACTATTAATACGTCCTGCCTTCTTTTTACGTTTGAACAATTAGTTACACCATCTTTTATATTTAATATGTTGTCTTTTAAAATAAGCAGTACGCTTATACTTTTTTATCGTTCTTTCACATTTAATTACAAACTCTTTAATCTGATTCCACACCCTTAGGAACAACTCCTTAAATCGAGCCATTTCTGGGCTATCCATGATTTCCTGAACCATTACTCTCTGCTTGTCCTTATCCGGTTCATTAATTGCTGCTTCTATGCTCATTTTTAAATACTGCATTTTCTCTTCCATTCTTCTAACCTCACTTTCTACTCCATTTGTCCTTTGCACTCTTCAAGAAAATCAATAACTTCCTGAACATGCTCCCTCGTTGTCATACTCTCCATCACATGTCCTGCATCGTCATAAACATTAACCTTATCCCCTGTGAACTCCATTCCGCACATTCCGTCTGTACCTAATAGCTTTACGTTACCTTCCATTCTATTAACCTCACTTTCTATTCAAAGGATTATTTTGTTAAAAACCCCGAAGATATTTTCTTGTCAGTAAACTTTTTCT